CCAGAAGATCCTGCTGTTGCTTCTAACTGAACATCAGTCTTCTCTGGCATATACAATGGAACTGTAAAGGTGTGATCGTAATTTACACCAGCAACTTGAGCGATGTGCTGTGTCCTGAATACCTTTCCTTCTTGTCTAAACGAAACTCTTACGGTAATCTCTTCATTCTTTAGAGTGGATACATTCATATTGAATAGATATCCAGACTTGCCAGCGGGAACAGTATAAACAGCCATCAAAGTTTGCTGGTGAGCAATCTGAATTTTTAGAACTACGACAGCACCCTTTGATAAAGTAAAGTCAGCACCCAATGCTTGTGATCCAGAACAGAATGCCCTGAATACACGCTTGTAAGAATTCTGTGTCGTTTGTGCTGTGCCGTCAAGGGTAAGAACTTCTGTCGTTAGTTCCCAGTTTTCGTTGAGACCTTGGATGGTAACTTCTGCTCCGTTGTTTAGAGCAGCAGCATTTGTAGTGAGAGTAGTAGCAGCAGTATCTAAAGTCGCCCAAGGATAAGCACTATTACCATCCCAAATAGCTTCGTAAGATCCGTTTGCTAGGTCTGTATTAGCACCAAACTTATGAACGTAATTGTATCCTTCAATCTGTCCGCCAGCAATAGGGATATTAGAAGCAGCACCAAACGAGTTGATGGGGTTGCCGTCTTCATCGGCAATCATCACTACTTCAAAGTTTGTTGTGTCCTGAACCCTATATGCTTGGTCCTGTTTATTCCACTGTGCCATTAGTTTCCGTATGCGATTTTGGTTGCGAATACAGTTGCCGCTGTAACTGCTGCTGGAGTTGGAGTTGCTCCATCATCAGCAGAAATAACGACAGCGGGTGTCTTCTCAATGGAAACTCTCTCCCCAGCAGCAACCCAAACAGTAGCAGCAGTTGCTTCTGCTACTAAAAGTCTGATGGCAGTATTATTCGTATTGATTACCGAAACAATACTTGCGGCACCTACATCTGATGCTACCGCTAAATCAACAGCTTCTGCTAGTGGTTTGATTGCCATTTTTCCGACACTTTCTTTTTATTTATCGTTTGCCACCACCCATCTGCTTCAGCATCTTCTGAAGTTCCGCAGTGCTACCAACAAACATAGCATTGTTGGTAACCTTGGATGGACCTTTCTTATCCTCGTCAAGATCCTTCATTTTCTTATGTAGGTCTTGGAGTTTCTCAGTCATGTCTGCAACGTGCTTCATTGCCGCTACAGCGACCTCATACGCTCTAGGGTGCCCTGACTCCTGGGCGACCTCTAAGGCACCGTTAACCGCCTCCTGCCCCTTATCTATGAGTGAGTATAACTCACCCCTAGTATACTGGTAATCCTTCTCACGGTCGTCTCTATCGACCTCTGGTGGTTTTGGTTTAGAAGGTTTACTTTCCTCAACAGGTTCAGCACTAATGTTGAGGATCTCCTCCATGTTTTCTTCTAGGCTCATAAGAATTCAATTCCTTCATTAAATCCAAAATCATCACCAGCATCTACCAGTGCGTCATCATTTACATCGATGACACCATCTGTATTGATATCTGTAACTGCTTTGGGTGTGTATGTTCTTGTAATTGTCCTACGGTTAACAGCAAGGTCGCCAATAGTTTCATGAATAATTGCTTTCTTGATAACGTCAGCAGTATTGTAAGGACCGTAGAGATAAGACTTCATGGTAAAGTTTAAAGTATATGCGATATACCTACGGTTTAAAAAACTATCATCCCACTCATCTTCTCCTGAGATGTTATTGAGAACAATAGCAACATCACGTTTCTCATTCATGTCAGGGATCATGTTGAGAGTAACAGAGAATGATGGTTGGAAGTATGGTAGGATTTGTTCTACAATTTGCAGTGCATCATCTTGAGACTTAGCAATAACTCCTAATTCAAAACTTAAATTATAAGGAACAGGAACATATTGCACTCTGACTTCGCCGCCATTACCATCAATGATGGTTTTGTATTTTTGAATTGGTGATGTCTTACGGGTAGAATCGTAATCAATTCCTGTCATCTCAAAATAGAGACGTGGCAATGTGATCGCTACTTTTGATGAAGCAGCATTCTCTTCTAAACGAACAAGAAACTTCTGCTTGGGTCCGTATGCTAAAGGAACTTTTTGCTCCTCTAAAACTTCACCACTGCTAGGATCAGTGCTCTTCATTGTAATATTATTGAAGAGCGTACCAAACGCAATAATGTTCTTGCGAACAATTTGATTATAAAAATGTGATCCTAACATTAGATGCTATCCGTAAAGTTACCATACTCACCGAATGGATTACCTTCTGTCCAATCGATAATCTCATCACCAGAATCTTCGATCTGTCTATTCTGATCGTAGTTGCTGTTGGTATTATTTAGAGTGTCAAATGTCTCTGGACTCCACTTGGCACCTGAAGTTAGACCAGTAATTACTTCAGCAGTAGTAAAGGTTCCTGTTCTATTGTATACTTCCAGAGCTCTGGTTGTATTATCCCAAGACTTAACTTCTGCTCTATTGTCCTTAGGTGAGTAGTCAATAGTGACAGTAGGAGCACTAGTATATCCAGTTCCACCAGATGTAATCAAGATACTATTAACAAGACCTGTAGAACTAACTGCAGCAGTTGCTGTAGCACCTGTTCCACCTCCTCCAGTAATAGTAACTGTGGGTGGAGTTGCTTGTTTATAATGTGATCCGCCATCTGTAATAGTAATACTATCAACAGCATCACCATCAGTTGTTCCTGTTGCTTTCGCTAGGAACTCATCACCAACAATCTCTTCTCCAACAGTAAAGTCTCCAGATCCACCAGGATCCATGAAGAGTTTGATAGTATTAGCAAATGCTATCTCAACATCATCAATCTCTTCAACTCCAGTATCAAAGTCATCACTACCGATTTCGTAGATCTCAGCGGTAATGGCATAAAATTGAATCTTACCAAATTGGAAGAATGGTTCTTCCTTGCCAACAAATTTAATTTCGTAAATATCTTTTGTTAATGGGAAGTACAATAAGTCCCCCTCATTAGGTCTACTAGTAAGCGTGAGGTTTGGGTTATGTTCTGCTACCTCTTCATCCCAGCGTCTTGTAGACACACGGAAAATAATTTCATCTGTAATTCTTAAACCGAACTTGGAGATGAACTCTGCATTGTCACCAAAACCCATGACGTTCTGCAGTAGCATTTCAATCTGGAATTGTTCTTGATACTTAGAGTATCTAACTTCATCCAGCGTGCTATCTTGTAGAACTACTCTAGGGATATAGTATATATCTGAACCAAACAGTTTGATTTGCTCATCCACAAGATCCTGAACGAGACCTTGTTCGCCACTGTGACCTGAATAGTAAGTTGGAAAATAGGGACTGGTAGGCATCTTATCCGATCATATCCATAGGTGGAATTGCATACTTACTGAGAACTTCGCTTTCGATTTTCTCAATTTCTGCTAGTGCGTCTGTGTATAACTCTCTTCCGTTGAGGGTGATACCACCAGGCAACTGAACATTGTTATACTTAATCAAGTTCTGACCCCACTGCTTCTTCATAAGAGCAGTAGCATATTTTTTGACAAACGGATCATTATTCATTTCTGTGGCATCTGTAGGATCAATCATCCTATGTGCCTCAATTAGCAAATACTTATCTGTTGCTAAGAAATCAGCATCTACGTCAAGATATAAACGATCACGACGTGCTGTAAATCTGAACTGCTGGAATGAACCGTTGTTCAGAACCATATCTAGAGTTTCTAGATATTGTTTAGTCATAAAATAATTGAGGATATCAAGTGATCCAAATGCATATAGATCATTTAGATATAGTTGATATTCAACACCAAAGAGATTGGAACGAATTGAGTTACTTACTAACCCAAAGACTTTACTGATGCCAGTTACATGAGGTGGGATCGGAATGTAGTTTGTTGCTTCATTCCAATCTGATCCATTAGTTGTAGTTGTTACAGTAGCTTTAAATCTAGTAATGTCAGATTCAGTTAATGAGTGGGTAAGATAACATCTTTCCATTCCGTTGTAGCAGTTCTCCTGAAAGAACTGGAACGTGTCATCAATAACGTTATTGACCTGCTCGTCGTCAATATTAACTTGGAGGACAGGCTCACCAAGCTGCCTCTTACAGTATGTGATAAGATCAGCTCTTGAACTTGGAGATGCCATTACACACAAAAAATCCCTTCTTACCTATTTAGGAAGAAGGGATTTGGTAGTTATTCAGTGGGTGTTTCTTCTTCTGCTGCTTCAGGTTCACCTTCGAGAAGACCTAGTGTTTCTAAACCACCTTGTAGTTTGATCTTATATTCTTTTGCTTTAGTTAAGTTTTCTTCTAGTTCAGCAATTTGCTTTTCGGTAGTGGCAATTTGCTCTTCAAAGTTTTTCTTTAGTGCTGTGGGATCCATAGTAATCACATGTAAATTGTGTTTGTTGCTATTTATAAGTTGGTAGCATCACTGAAAATTATAGCACCAGCACCACCATTTCCGCCACTATTTGTTCCGCCAGCTCCAGCGCCAGAAGGAACAGTAACTCCTGCTGGAGCTCCAGCTTGATAATATTGTAAACCAAATCCAGTACCACCTCTATAACTGGTTCCACTCTCAACTACAGAAGTATTTGATACATATCCTGATCCACCACCACCAGATGAATAGTAACCTCTAGCACCGCCACCGCCATAGTAACCGCCACCGCCACCGCCGCCAGTGCCAGATCCTCCCTGATACTTATCTCCGTTATTACCGTTTCCTAAACGACCAACAACACTAGAGTTATAAGTTCCTCCACCAGCACCTCCAGCAGTTTGAGTTCCACCCAATCCTAAAGTGTAAAGATTTTCATAATTTAGATAGTGATATGATCCACGACCACCAGTAGTACCACCACCTTCTCCACCGCCATCAGTGGCATTTACTTCGCTAGTGTATGCCCAGTTACATCCTCCTCCACCGCCACCAGCAATCAAATAATATTCGGTAGATGAAGTGTTCTTATTTGATTCTGATACCTCTGGACCAAATCTTGTAGATCCACCACCAGCAGCTGAGCTTGCTCCACTAGTGCCACCATTACCACCATCTGGATAACCACCAACTTTACCAGTTCCTAGTCCTTGACCACCTTTACCAACAATAAAGGTATAATTTCCAGCATCTAATTGTAAAATTCCTTCTGTATATCCACCAGCAGATCCACGGTTTGGTGTAGCAGAGTTAGCACCTCCTCCGCCTGCTCCCCACATTTGGACTTTAATTTTCATAGATGTTGGAGTTTGCATTACATAATATCCAGATGATAGGAATTGAACTGCACCATTTGATAGATTGTAACTACCAACTCCAGATCCGCCTTGTAAAGCAGTAGTAATAGAAAACTCTGTTCCAAAAGCACCTTTACCTACTGGTTTCCAACCAGTGCTACCATAAATTTCAACATCTCCAATCTCGGAATTGAATATCATAAAACCAACAGGTACAGTCGTTGGTCTTGAAGTGTTAGTATATACTGGTAACTGAACTCCAACAGAAGTTATGATACTTCCAACATTTAGAGATGACATCTTCTATACTCGTTTATTTGTATTTATTAGAAGCTTTCTGTTCTATTATATATTTCAGCCACCGCTACCATCAGAGTCCTAATATGTCGTTGGTGAAGTTGCGCCAGGATACGGAAGAACCATAGTTTCATCCCAAGCATATGTACCAACATAAACACCATATGAGGTGTTAGAAGATTTCCACTGTGCGTCAAGAGTTACCGATTGTTGTGATATTGAACCCATACCACTTGTCGGGAAAGCATATCTAGTGTAACCAACTGCTGCCATAGTAGATCCGCTATTTCCTGTTGCATAGTTATTTCCTGTGAATGGAGCTTCAAAAATACCATTATTGAACTTAAAAGCATATGTAGTTCCATTATTGTATGATCCATCGCCAGCAACATTTGTGATGTTTCTGAATACACAATTCAAATATTCTCCTCTCAGACCAGTTGGTGATGTATAACCACCAGCGTCTTGTGAGAACATCGCTTGTCCAGCAACAGCATTAGTATTTCCTGGTCTGTTTCTTTCTACAATAAATCCAATTGCTTTACTATTGGCATTAATCATACCACCACAATATGGACCATATGAAGCATTACCGCAATAACTGTCTGCTCCATTAGTACATCCATATGGGTCTTCGTCTCCAATAATAGTTCTTCCAGGATAACCAATAAATGTTATTTGTTTTCCATAGTCATCTAGATGACCATGACCATATGATCTTCCAGTTTTCAAATAACTGTTGTCCATATTAATATGTCTTCCTGGCATCACATAAATTGTATATCCATTTGATGCTAACTCTACTGCTTTTGATAAGGAACCCAAAGCAGTATCATATGTTCCACCAGTATTTCCATCACTGCCAGTGGCACTATCAACATACAACAATGTTCCCGCAGACTCAGCAGCATCAACAAGTGTTTTGTATGCAGTAGGAAGATCTGGTGGTGGAGGGGGAGGTGGAATAACTCCTACTTCAAACCATTCTGTACCATTCCAACACTCAACTTGCTCTGTTTCTGTGTTGTAAATCATCAATCCCGTAGATGGTGATGCTGGTCTTGTAGCAGTAACAAAATTAGCTACTTTAATTCCTTTCCATGGTTTTGGAGTTCCAACTATAATACTAGACATTGGTATTTACTCTGTGAATTGACCTGCTTCATAAACCTGTAAAACTTCTGCATCAGAAAGAATACGGTCATAAACAACGGGACAATCAATAGCAGATGGAGCAACATATCCACCGTAAGGATAATGAGCTCCAATATCACTACATCTTGTATATGCAGTAGTCACAGAAACACTGTTGTAAGTATTTGTCAGTGATCCATTTACATATATCTTCAGCGTTTTCCCAGTAGTCATAGAAAATGCGATATGTACCCAGTTTCCAGTATTTACATTTGGTCCTTGGTATGCGTTTCCAGAATCTCTAAATTCACACTTGCCACTACTAATTCCATAACCACCATAAACAGATCCTCTAGTATCACCGAACAAACCAACTGCAGGACCATACGTTTGTGGAGAAACATTCTGAGTTCCCTTATACCAGATACAGAAAGTCAAGTCAGTAGTTGTACCAGTAATTGGCATTTCTGAAATTCTAAAATAATTAGTATTTACTGAACGTCCAGAATCGCTAAAGTATCCAGAATTATCGACACCACCACTACTTACATAAGTTCCTGGAGTTCCAATATTGGAAATTGTCCATGTACTTGCTGGCAACAATCCGCCATTTGAAGATTCAAATGTCATAGCAATTTTATATCCAGCTGGTAATGCTTTACTTGCTCCACTGGATCCAATCAATATCCATTCTTCGCCGTTGTATATTTCTACAGTTAAAACATCTTCTGACGAGTTGTAACCAATCATTCCAGTTTCTGGTACTGATGGTCTAGTTTCTGTAGTCCATAATGGCAACTTTAAATATCCACTATTACTCACACCACCAGAAAATGTTGCATTTCCGTTGGTATCAAATTGAACAACTGGAGTACCAGCAGCATTTTGTAATTGATCTACTTTTAGTATACTAGCCATTACAGTTACTTAGATTTTTTCCATTATGATCTATTTATCACCAGCAATTGAAATAGAAAGTTCAGACAGTCTTGTGTATGGATTTCTAGTATTTACTTTTCCAACTGGAACTGAATTGAAACTGATAGAAATTCTATCTTCGTCCATTTCATTTGGGAGAGTTTTGTGTTGAAAGTATGAAGGAAAAACTCGTAAAGTGCCAACTTCTGCTGGTAAGACTATTGCTGGTTGATTTGTTTCTGCCCATACATTGAGAGAGGACATTTGCCTTCCTATTACAGGATCATAAAATACCGTTGGAGATCCTTCTGTCAGATAAAATATTCCACTAAAAAAAGAATTCGAATGCCAGTGTTGCTCATGACATGCATTTTTTCTTGCCCTATTTACCCACATCTGAGAAATTTCGAAATCATCCGCATCATATAGTTCTGCTATTTTTATAGTTCTAAGAACAGATCTTATGTACAAAGTAATCTTTTTGAATCTCTCGTCATTTTGCAAATAGCTATCTTGAGATTGATACAATCCATTATTGCTATCAATATATTCTAAGTTATCGCAAGTTTGTTTGAGAGATTCTACATGCTCTGGTTTTAGTAAGTCTTTAACTTCATGAATATAAACTGGAAATGCTGGGATATTTTTTATCGATATAGACATTATGATTCCTCGGTTGTTTACTTATACCATTTTTTGAATAGAGATTTTGACCATTTATATGGACAAAATGTAATTGCTTTGGTGCTGCTTATACTTTTAGATAAAATATTATCAGAGGGTTCTTTTTCAACTAATTTTATTCTACCTTTTGGACTAAAAAGTGTAATGCCATATAAAGGAGATCCCCTTTCAATTGAAAATTTTGAATTGAAGGATTTCATCACTATCGCTGGATGAACTGGTCTGTATATTTCATGCACTGGAATCATACCTTTTAGTATAAACCATTCTCGATACTGTTCATTATATTGTTCTGGACAATCTTCTACCCACAAATAACATTCTTGCTCAGACCAGAACAAATATGTAACATTAAATTGAAAGTATGGATTTGATAAAGTATACGGATCTTCATCTGATGGTCTTACTAATTGTTGTAAGTGTGGAGAGTTTTCAAAATTTATTCCATTTTTATTGAATGAAAATGATCCATAAAACGGAGACCTTATAACATACTGCTGAACAGATCCAAACGAAGGACATGCATGATATCTTGCTTTAGTGTTTGGATACACCACCTCCTCTGGATCAAACATCAGAGGATATTTTCCATCTGCTTTGTGGTGTATGTATGGATAAGTAGCATCTGCCGTAAGGCGACACCAATTCACTTCAATTGTCATAATAATTATTTGAAAATTCTTTTATCGTTATAAAACTGTACTAACGTCAATCTTTTTTCTTCAAACCATCTTTTTGTTACTGCTTGTCCATGTGAGATATCTCCACTATAGATTACCAAGCTATTGTATTCTGCTGGAATATGTCCAATTTTGTTGACAGAATTTGTCCATGGAGAATCTATCATATTCAACATGCACTCTTCAGTTTCTGTTATTGTCTTATCATATATTGAAGTTCCGTCTCCTTCATCATAATTTTTATTCATATACCAAGTACATGCTATTTGATCTACTCCGTCTGTATGTGGAGCATAATAGTGAGTACCGTATGTATTGAATTTTTTATCATACATTTGAAAAACGTTTCCAAATAATAATGTTGGCGTTTTCCACTTTAGTTCGATATGTTGAGTATCGATCTCTAAGTATTTATGGATAATATAAAAAACCACATCTGAGAATTTTTGAGGATTCATAAAAGGAATCATATTCCTACCATCAAAATATTTTTTTCCATTTTCATTTTGATAACATGCTCCAGGCAATCCAGTGCATGGAGTTGAGAAAAATAACTCTCTAACTTTATCTGGATTTTTCCAGAAATTTTTTACTCTAACATAAATTCCCCACTTTTCTTTTATCAATTCGCAGTCAATCTGATTATTTACCGCAAAAATTTCATCTAAATTATAAAGATTCATGATTTTTTTTACATTATAGTGTTTGCGTTACTGTATCTGGATCCCAAGCATATGTTCCAGAATATACCCCTTGAGTAGGACTCTGGCAAGTAAAATCAGAATTATAAGTTGCACTTGTCAGAGCAGAAGTATTAGTTCCGCTGCTTACCCAAGATCCACTGCCAGCACAGTTTGTGCATGTTGTGCTGCTTCCTCCTGTGTAGTTTGATTGCCATGTAGATCCCATAAATGATGAATTATATGCTTTCCATGAATGATTATTTGGGTTGTCATAATGCAAAGACCAGTTACCATTTGTTCCAGTTTCTCTAAAGAATGTATTATAAACTTCTCCAGTGTTTGCTGAAGGAGTTGGATATCCAAAAACCGCATTACTATAGTTACTTGTTCTTGCATTATTATTTCTGTAAATTATGCAACCATATAACTTGGAGGCAGAGTTTGTTTGAATTATATGATGTAAATCTCTAGTTCCAGGATCTGTAGATGAACCGATCAATTTTACTTGTCCAGGAGCACAAATAACTTGCAAATTTTTGGCATGATCCCAGTAAATTTTTGCTCCTTGTGGAGCATACATAGGAGCTGATTGTTGATATGTTCCTGGATTTACCACAATCATACTACCAGTTGGAGCGTTTAACGTGGCATGATTGATTGATTGCCATGGTGAAGATTCGGACCCATTATTTCCATTACTTCCAGATGGATCTACATAATATTTTGCTCCACTAAAATCATTTATTAGTTGTTGATAAGTATCTGGAAAAGCACCGCTAGGACCACCAGTTCCAGATGAAGATAACCATATTGGTTCTCCATCATCATCATCACCATTATAAATTTCGATGGAAGTAGTCTCAGTATTCCAACCCATCATGCCAATTTCTAAATTGGTAGTTGGTTTGGTTGCTTCGTCCCATGTAGGAATTTTTAGTTTATTATCAACAGTAAGAGCTCCAATTACATTTAATGTATGACCAGTAGGAACTCTTACTGTGTTGCTGTAGGCAGAAAAGCCTTGGATGTCGTGAACTGAAAGAATACTCATTTATATGATACTCCAAGAAGATCCGTCTGCAATAGTGATCGTATATCCATTATTTATAGTGATAGGTCCAGCAGTCATAGCATTTGTATTCGATGGAACTGTTACATCTTGAGAGATAGTATTTCTATTTGCTTTGAATACACCGTAAGTATCTAACCACTGCTTATCACCGTTGGCATATAGAATGCCAGTCATTCCAACAGTGCCAGTAACATCTAAAGAATAAGTTAGATTACTATTATTTGGTTTGTTGATACCAACCTTAGTTCCTCTGTAAATATCAGTATTGTTGGCAGTTTCAGTCCAACGAGAAGTAACAAATGGAGCTCCATTCTGATAGAGTGTTCCAGTAAAGTTGATGTTACCAGCGACTTCAAGTTTGTAAGTAGCATCAACGGATGTCTTACCGATAGCAGTGTTGCCACTACCATCCATCAAGAGACCAGCAACAGTTGCTAGTGTGAATGTAGTTCCACCATTAGCAGTAGATGGTGTAATTTCAAATAGATTATTGCCAGCTACTTGGTTACCAATTCTGAAATTCTTATATCCAGAAGCACCAGCAAAGATAATTGGAGCACCTGTATTACCAGAAGCATCATTTATAGTAATGGAAGTTTTTACTGTGAGAGTATTGCTTAGATATGTCTGACCGACGACATTCAATTCATAAGTTCCTGGATTCATCGTATTGATGCCAACACGTCCATCGCCAGTAAAGATTACATTATCACGGAGAGATCCTCCATTTGTCATTCTAAAGACGAAACTGGTATTTGCTTCGTCATTATCGCCAAAGTCAGTATCATTTACAGTAAGTGCCTGAATGTAACCTTCGTTGACGCTATTGTTGCCATCTTGGTTTTTGAATAAAATAGAGCAACCACCTGGATCAGACCCAAAATCAGATCTTGTAGTTTCCATTCTCAGCATTACTGGAGTAGATCCTGATGATACCCCACTCTTATAAATGTGAATTGGTGTATCATTTGCTGGTGCTGTAGTACCAAATCCAACAGAATTTTTGGTTGCATCTACAAAGAGAGTTCCACTATCAACATTTAGATTGTTACTCATACTAACAGCACCAGTAAATCCACCTGTGCCGCCAACAATCAGATTAGAAGAACCACCAGTTAAGGTTAGAGTACCTGTCATGGTATCTCCTGACTTCAATACGTTGAGTGAAGAAGCACCCGTAATTGCAGCAGTGATTGTGCCAGCAGAGAAGTTACCAGAAGCATCACGAATGACACCAGTGCTTGCTACATTAGAAGACTGGAATGTAATATTACCTGCGTTCCAAATAATGTTATTGTTGACTTTAAAGTCATTGGCAGTTCCAACAGTTACATTTAAAGAACCACTACCATTTGTAGCACTACCACCAGAGGCTTCAAGTCTGACGTTGTAATCAGAAGCAGATAAGGTGCTTGACTTAAAGTCAAGAGTTGGATTAGATGCAATGCCATCAAATCTTCCAAGAACTAAACGTGCTGTTCCTGAATCACTTTGTAGTGATGCAGTTTCAAACGTTCCTCCATCATTAATGGTGTAATCTTGGAAGAATATTTGATTGCTAGCAGTACCAATCTTAACAGCATTGCCTGGGTTGCCACTAGATAAAGTTCCACTAATAATAGTGTAGTTATTGAAAGTATCATTTGCATCTACATTAGTTACAACATTTGTAATTAATAAAGTTGCAGGAGATGTAACACCATCAATTTCATAAAGATTGACTGTTTGACCAATCAAGAATGGTGATGCTATAAGGACTTGATCAATGATATAGATATCAACTCTCTGTTGACTTGTAGTAGTAAGGATTCTTACCTCATTGTTAAAGTCTTTGGCAGTCTGATATGTTGGAAGACGATTGTTACTAAGAGTTCCGTAGTTGATATTCAGAGCATTTTGATACCATGCTCCTTGGCGATTATCTAAACGGTCAGCGTCTAGTTCTGTTCCAGGACCATCATTTCCCGAGTGGAAGACTTTATACCATGTACCAAATGTAGATACCGCAGATCCAGAACCACGGATCCACATGTTATCATTATCAGTAAATGCAAGTTGTCTTACACCACCAAAAGTAGCATCTGTGCCAGCGCCACCATTTCTGATGGTCAAGGTTAAATGCTTGCTACCTCCATCATTCAAACTATCTGCAGCGTTATTTCTAGTATCAGCAATAACACCAGTAGCGAATGCACTTGGCGCTGGATTTGATGTTGGGTTGCTAGTACCACTAATCAAACGTAGAGTATTACCAGACTGACCAGAAATAGCGATATTGTACGTACCAGCAAGTCTGTCTGTTGGTAGTGTGCCAGAACTTAAGTTTCCTGCGTTTAGATAGAAAGAACCTTGGGCACCGTCAAGTAAGTCGGCATCCAAACCACTGTCAGCACCAGTCTTGAGTCTTACAGAACCATTGCCCTGCAATCCAATATCAAATTGCGACTTATCAAATCTAGCAACACCAACTGTACCAAAGTCATCTGCAGAAATTGTATTTGCGGTGACTCTTAGAACGTCAATCGAAGTGTTAGCATACTGTCTATTGACAGTAGAAACTTTAGCAGCAAGGACTAAAGAAGATCCAGCACCAATTTCTGTTGGTGCGTTTGTAACATTAAAGTCAGCATTGTATCCAATACCACCGTCTGTTATAACAACATCAGTTACAGCACCACCAGAAACAATAAGGTTTGCTCTACAACCAGTTCCAGCACCACCAGATAAACCAACATCAAAGAATTGACCGTTTGTAAATCCAGATCCGCCATTGACAATAATAACGTCGTCAATGAAGTTACCTTGAGTATATGTTGATTCTAGAAGCAGAGGAGAGGCACCCCTACCGAATTGAATTACACTTCCAGAAGTAATATCTGCTGTTAAGGCATTACTTAATGTAATAGTAGTCTGTCCAGCGGCGGAAATAATATTTGTAATCGTGGTGTTTGCTTGAATACCAGTTACATTAGCAACTACATCATGACCAACGAGCATATCGCCATTGGTCGGGAAGATCATTTGATCACTTCCATTGTTTGCCTGAGCATTAAGGATAGCAAAGTATCTTGTCTCAGCACCCTTGATAGACTGAACTGCTAATGCGAAGTTTTGGTCACCACGCAAGAAAGTGAACGAGTTAGCAGCACCACCCGTTGCAAGTCTATCTGTCTCAATAACACCAGATGTAATGTCAGAAGCAGCAACCTGATTAGATGATAGAGATACCCAGTTAGCATTATCGAACGAAGAAGTATTAACAACTCTGCTTAGATCAACAGTGTTTGTATTTGGAGCAGCAGTGCTGTCTTCAATATCATCAGTATTTACAATCTTGACTTGGTTTACAATATCGCCATACAGTCTGCTCTCAATAAAACCAGTTGCCGTAGCACCATTTCCATCACCACTAATTGTGATAGTAGGAACTGTAGTATATCCTTTACCGCCAAGGTATCCATTAAAGTCTACAATAGTAATTGTAACAACTTGACCATTAGCAATAGTAGTTGTAGCGGCAGCTTGAACTGCTCCTGCTTGTGGATTACCACCAGAAATAGTAACTGTGGGTGGAGTAGTGTATCCAGAACCACCAGAAGTTAGGTTAATCTGATATAAAACACCTTCTCTATATTCTGTTGATTGGATTTGACCACCAGTTGTATCTCCAGTAAAGATATCTCCAATGGTAAATGCTAAATTTGTATCAACACCAAATGCCAAAAACAAACTATCATTATCATCATTAAGAATGAACGATGTTGATGTATCCTGTTGAATCGCGATGTCTCCAGCAAGTGCTCCTTCGATAGAAGTTCTTGCTGCCTGGTCAGCAACAGTGTAGACTTGGAAAGGTCTGAGTGCTGGGATTTGATCAACCGAGATCTTACCAGAATCGGTAAGTTCGACCAGTGCTCTAGGAACAGCGTTCGTTGAGTATGGTTTGTTGATGTAAGGTCCAAGGTTGTTAGTGATGTAGTCTCTAACTGCCTTTTGAGTTGGTAGTTGTGAATCTGTAGACTGAGCGCCACCAAGTGTATTATCAGCAGAGAATCCAGTAACAACAACGTCGCCACCCTTCAGTTTCAAGAATTCAACTTCCGAAATAGTAACCGTACCTGTGAAGGTAATAGCACCAGTTCTGTTTTCAATTCTAGCAAACGTACCAACTTTAAAGTCACCTAGTTCGTCAGTACCAGAGACATATACACGACCGTAGTTTTCAGATACTTGCTCATTTGCTTCAATCTTAGTGCCACCGTTCTCAGGTAGAGCATTGTAGTTAGTACCAGAACCAGCAAATTCCCAGGTGTGGGAAGAAGAGTTAACAATAGAAGGTCTGTGTAGTTTTAAAGTTTTACCAGAGAATGTTGCGGTGTTTGTGGATACCGCATTTCCAGTAGAGTTTTCAAGAAAAGCACCAGAGTTTCCTTGTCCATCATCAATTGTTAGTTGTGCTGAGAAAGGAGGTCCAACTGTTACTCCAGAGATACTCTCAACAAAATACTCAATGTTTGGATTTGCGTTGCTATATCCATCAATCTTGACGACATAGTGCTCTAGTGGTTCTCTGCCAAGTCCATCGACAGTAAAGATAGTTCTTCCTGTTGGAGTAGTTGAGACATTAGTAATTGTACCAACGTCAAATGTATATGCTTCCTCTCTAAATCCTGTACCACGGAGAGCAAATGTACCAAAGTTTGTAGCGGAGTTGGTAATAGAACAATAACCACCAGACTCAGCAAGTACACCATCTTCACAGAAGATAACGAAGACCGAAACCAACTGAGTATAACCATCGTTGATAACCTTATATCCAGTGCCGCCAAAGGATACGATCGTGAATGCCGAGGCAACCATCGACTTACCCTGATTGGGGAATGTTGCCGAACCGTCTAGTTCTAGACCAGGGAAGGGGCAGTTGGGTTTCTTGACCTTGGAACCATCAACTAGAGCACCACCGCCGCCTAGGAAAGAGATAACAGAAGAGTTTTGAGTGTATGGTGATGCCTCAATGATTGGGAAGTCATCGAAATCTGCTCTTGGAGTTACTCTCTTATTATCAGCATCGTAGATTGTTGAATCTGGATAACTGATAATAGAATCGGTATTATATAAAGTTCCATATGTTCTGGTAGTGGCACCAGCAATGATTGTTCCATCCAGAATATCTTCTAGAAGTTCCATTTCAGTGTTGATAGCACTTTCAACACCAGCACAAATTGGTGTAGTGCCATCAACTAAGATTGTAGAATCAGTGAACAGAGAAGTGCCAGAGTAAACAGGTGTGTATACAGGACCAGTTCCATCACCAGTCTTCCAGTTACGCATTGCCAAGATGGCAAGCTCTTTTACCTTAGAGAATGCGTAGATAGTAGGTCCAAGTTCGCTCTGTGGAATACCTGTGAGTTCTGCTCCTGTGAAATAAAACTCAGCAGCATTCACAATACCAGCGTTTCCGCCCAATACAAGGTCTCTAATGAGTCCTTCTAGGATATATCCAATATCACGCTTACACTTAGTCTGATCGTCTACAGAGAGTCCTAGAGAGGGGTATTGTGCTTCTGCTAGACCCAGTGCTTCCTCAGCAATAAATGTTTCGTTTCTAGCAATTAGATAAGCACCATCCAAAACCGTTCCAGAAGCATTATTTGCTAGAACATCTACAAACAAGTATGCTAGACTATCAATAGCAGCTCTTACATCATCACATGCAGGATTGCCAGCGGTAGTTGTAATTACAGTATCATCAAAGTATCTTGCTTCAGATGAATACTGTGGAGTATAGATGGGATCGGATACTAAACCATTGGCAGTTCTCCAATTACGCATTGCGTAAATTATCAACTCTCTAGCATATTCAAATGCTCTTACAGTTTCGATGATCTCCGTATCAACATATCCAATTTGTGTTCCTTGAATATAATATTCTGCAGATTCAATTACATTATAATTGCTTCCAAACTGAAGGTCTCTTACAATAGAATTGATAAAATGTCCAATGTCTCTCTTGCACTTATCGGGACCACCAGGGACAACTAAATTTGGAAACTCTGATACTAAACGTAAATAAGATTCATCCGCAATAAAATCAATATTATTGCGGATTAGCAAACAAGCATCTTGGTATCTCCTATCGGTAGGAGTTGCCATAGAGAATTTGTTTGGTGAGTTGAGAAGTGATACTGTAATTGACTTCTCAAATGAAGAGACGGTAGCAAATTGTCCAGGATCTAAATTAGAATCTGTGATTGATGGAAACTTTTTAGGAATAACAAATCTCCTTGCTCTTCCGTCAGCATCTTCAAATACTTTGTAAATTCTTTGCTTTCCATTCAATGCAGAAAGATCTGGGTTTGATGTAGGTAGACCAGAGATTACAATTTCTTGCCCTGCTTTGAAGTTGTGTGTATTTTGTCTTCCAACCAAAGCATTTGTGTAGAAAACAATACCACCCAAATCTTCTGCATTTCCAAACTGAGAAGACTGATAACCACCTGTAACTACATCAGTAGTTCCCTGTAAAGCAAAGTTAATTCTTGTAATTGGTAAGGTTGTAGTTAAATCTTCATCAACAGATACAACTTCACCTTCTGCTCTAATAGAACGAATATCTGTTGATACAAACTCATATGCATCTCTTAGATACTCAAGATCTACAGTTCCGTTTGTAGCAGTGCCGCTACTATGGTTTGGTGCTCCCGTTGCAGTTGTACCAGCAGCAGTTACTGTATAGACATAATCATTTGCCCAAACAATTTGACCTAAAGTATACGCTGTAGAAGCTTCCCATTCTAATACTCCAACTCCGCCATACTGGAATGTTTCACCCGTGTTGAATGAACCACTTACAATATCAGCATCTATATTTCCTGACGTGTATGCGTTTGCTCCTGTAGTTGTCGTAAATGAAACATCATTAATATCAGCGACAGAACCAGTGTTAACACCACGAACTCTCAATCCATTAACTAAGTTTGATAATCCAGTATTAGATTGGAAACTAACTCTAATCTTAGGTAATCCAAAAATTTGATGACCGATTGGAAAACTTCTTTCAAAATCTCCACCAGTAGTTGAATCATAGTAAATTCTTTGCTTATCGTCAAAGACCATAGCAAAGTCCCAAGTATGGACTGGATCACCAGCACTATCAATAGCATCTCTAAATGTTACGCCAATGAGATAGTTTTTGTCCCCAAACTTGACCATGTGTTTGCGGGGATTCGCTGGTCTAATGATTACCAGACGAAGGTTATCACCAACAATAGAACAATCTGGTGGTAATGAAATTGGGTTGTCTTCTACATAATCACCACCAGAAACAATCAATGTTTCTTTAACGCCAGGAGTTGACCATGCTAGTTGTGCCGCTTTCTTAATTGTTCTAACTGGGTTAACAGCAGAACGACCATCATTATCGTCACTACCAATCTGCTGTGAAACATAGATACGACCACCAACGTCATTCGTTGCTAGGTTGAGAACGTATTCTGTTGTAGCAACAGCATTTGATCTATCACCTAGTTGTGGAGTAACTGCTCTTGGAAATACTCCACTATCCCCAGTAATTCCATAATGTGCTTGGTTAGGATCATTAATTCTATAACCAATGTGGTCAAACTGAACATCACCATTTATTGCTATGCCACCAGTGTGAGTCGGACCTGTGGTTCCTGTTTGCCCAGTATTGAGCGCCTCATAGATATTGCCATTGAAATATCTATAGGCACCTTTCTGTAAAATGACATTAGGAACCCAAACAACACCTGTTCCATTAGCAAATGTTTTTAAATATGGAGCTCTAAAATCAGCATCTGCAGTAATTAAATTTTCAATATCCAGATTTAGGACTTTTGCGGTATCAGAAATAATAGATGTTGATGTTCTAATAGCACCATTAACATCCAATTCAAAGTCAACAGTATCAAGTTTAGAGGTTGCCTGAGCACCTGCACCATTGCCACCACTAATAGTTACTGTAGGCGGAGAAGTATAACCATCACCAGCGTTATCAACAACGATAGCAATTACAGATCCATTGCTAATTATAGCACTAGCTAGTGCTTGGACACCATCACTAAGATCAGGAGCACTTATAGTTACATCGGGAACAACAGTATAACCACTACCACCTTGGTTTGTATTAACAGTAATAGTTTCTAATTTTCTTCCAGTTCTATTAACACCAATACGAGGCAAGTTATTAACAGGATCTACTTGAATCCTTAAGACTTCTTGCTCACTAGCGGCACTACCGATTCTAAACGTAGTTTCATTAGTTCCTACGATTCTAGTATTATCGCCGTGAATTCTCTCCCTGTCAGAGTTGAACTTAAAACTCATTGTACTAGGTGCTCCCGCCTTAGTTTATAACCTTTATCTATTTAGTTATATCACCAATAAACGGTGACTACCTCTACAGATGCTACCCAGTTAATTTCTACTGTAGTTCCAGATCTTGTGGTAGAATAACTAAATCTATTTGCTGCTCCACTATCATATGTTACAGCATCCCATGTTTCTCCTGTTGGGATTGTATCATTGATAATAGTAGTCATTGATGACAAAACTTGAACATCTCCAGCAGATGAAGTTGTTACAGCACTTTCAATTTTCAAAGATAAACTACCACCACCACTATCATTTACACCAACAATATGACTGGTGATAAAACTGAGTGTGGATGATGGAAGAATGATCTGTTCTCCTGTATCATTAGAAGAAAGAATAGCAGTGTTTGTTCCTCTCAAAATATACTTTGTTGTGGAAGCATCAGAGAAAAAACTATTCTTTACTTCTAAGCTGTTTACATTCTTAACGTCTTTGAGGTCATTGACGAGAGTTGTATTGTTGACAGAAAATCCGCCAACTGAATCGTAGGTTTTTAGATTGACTGCCATTTTACTTCTTGAATGTGTTTGATACTACTGTAATATTTACAACATCACCAATCGTAAGATCTGTGAGTGTAAATGTAACTCTGACATTATTTTGAGCGTCAAAATCAAATACTGAGGTCACTAAGTTAGTTCCTGTGTTGAGGTTGCTAATATCTGTATGGTGAATGTCACTTCCCTTATCAATAACATGATATTCAATCATTTCTTTATCACCAGTTGTTTGATTGTGAATCGAAACAGTTACTCTGGATCCAGTATCACCAGTTGGATCATATAGAGTTGCTGCTCCAGAATTTGTACCTCCTTTAATTAATTGAATATCTTGGGTATCAATTCTCAAATCAATAAGTTCAAAAGAGTCAAAAGAACTACTAATAAGTTTTAACCCATCAAATGATCCAGTGCCAAATGCTTTGTTAACATAGATATCACCATTGTTATCCAATCGCAACAAAGGATCTACATTAAGTCCAACAGACAATCCAAAGTCTAGATTATCTTTTGTAGTATGAATAAATGTAGAATTTCTACCACTAGAAGCATCAATAGTAGCAGTAACATTATTAAACGTAACAGTTTCTGCTTGAATATCTAAATTGCTGTTTTGAGTGGTGATGGTATCGATATTAGTAAAATCTAGCGCACTCTCACTGAGACGCATTGTATTTGTGCCATTATTGTAGAAGTACA